GGGAGACACAGGTACTCCCGCGGCTTCCATTCGCCGTAATTAAAGAACAGCGTCTCTTGGGTGTTATGCGCCCCGCGATAGACGCAGGCCTCTTGCTGCTTGTCGAGCTTGATGCACTTGACCAGACGGCACGTTGTCATGTCATTTGCCTGAGCATTGTGCGCCTTCAGTAGCAGCACAAAGGCTGTCAGCGTTGCCAAGCCAGCCCCGATCACGATCGTCCAGGCAACGATCTCAATAAACTTGCGCCGGCGCTCACGCTGCGCGTACAGCGTCTCTTGGCGTTGTTTCCGAATACGTCCCTCAAGCCGAATCAATTCATCGACGGCAGACTTCCCTAATGTCAGGCCGATGTAATTCAATAGTTCGCGTCTGTCGCTTTCTGCTTTGCGCTTGGCCGCGAACACCTGCATGGCTTCTGCTTCAACCGACTGCCCACCGAATAGCTTTTTGAAGATCGGCGGGTTTTTGGTCTCGCGCTCAAGCTGATCGAGGTCACTGACGCAAGAAACCCATTTCGACACGCTGCCGATCATTTGCTCTAGTTCCTGCCCCGCCATAATGGCTTTGCGGACAGCCGAATATGCGCTTGCAGCACCAGCGGCAATAGTGATGGGATCCATCAGTAAACCCTCACTTTGTCTGGATCTATGAATTTAGGCAGACAATAGGCCGTGATTTGCCCACCTTGCTTGTGCAGCGCACGAGCAAAGTAAGTGCAGTCATCAACGCTATAGAAATAGAGGTCGTTTGAAACCAGTTTGCCGTCGAGAAACACGAACAGCAAAAATGCGTGGATCACTGCCCTAGCAGTACGCCTACAAGTAGAACGATTGTTGTGCCGGCAGTGCCGATCATAATCGTCTCAATGCGCTTGATACGCAGGATTGTTTCTTTCCATCTCTCAGCGCACACCGCCTCATGCGTGTCGATCTGGGCTTGAACGGATGCAGCGGTGGGCTTGCTATTAGGCATATGGGCTGTCGCCAAGCACACTGGTATCCCAAGCGGCCTTGAGTTTTGCAATGGTGTCTGCGTTTGTGATCGCAGATGCCGCCGGTGCATCACGCAAGGCAGTCTTAGCGGTGACAGCCGCAGTCTTGGCAGACGCATCGTCGGCCTCAAGAGCCTTCATGTAAGCCACGTCTTGTGCTTCCAAAAGCGGACCACGCACTTCACGGATTTTGTCTTTGAATATTTCCTTGGCCTTGGTCATATCCTCAGAAATGACTTTGCCCGACAGCGACCAAGCTCCACGAAAATGACGGTCAGATGGAACTGTGGCTTCGGACGCATCTATTTGATTACCGTCCTTATCAACGATGTAGGTGGTTGCCATGTGGATCGCTCCTATGCGGCTATGTGATGATTTGTGGCTAGGTCTTCAGATATCTTCCAAGCATTGCGCCACTCTCTAGTCGCTGGAAGCTGTTCTTTGCGGCAGATCACCATTTTGGGTTTATTACCGGCATCCCACTCGCGCCACACAGACTGCGGCACGTCCTTCTGAATCAGGTATTCGATGGCCTGTTCCTCGGTCATCGGCCCCATCGGCTCCGTGTCATGCAGCAAGTAGCCGCGTGTATGTTTCTTGAAGTCGGGCTTGGCCTCATCATTCGCCAGTTCCCAGTAAACCCAGACCGGCGGCAGGATACCGCCCTGTAGCGCACACGCCATCCAGTTAGGGTCAGGCACCAGTATCTTAGCGCACTCGTCTACGCTGTCCTCGTAGACAACCCGGTAGTCTGACTGCATACCCTCAAGGTTCTCTTTGGCCCAGCAAAGCCTGTCCCACAGATGTGTTCCTTTGAAGTCAGGAGTTTCGGCGGCGAGTTCTGCTGCCTTACTCATGCGAGGTCTCCCAAATTTGCAACTCCAAAAAACGCAACATCGACGGGACTAGCTGCATTTTGCGGACTCATCTGATAACGAGCCGCACTTGTTGTTGGTGCAGTCATAGCTTTTTGTTGACAAGGCGACCTCAAGGCAGTATCCGCATTACCCGCCATAGCCACATGAGTATAGTTTACATTTGAAAAAGCGGAACTAAATGACACGGTATAATCACCTGCGGCGTTGTCTGTAATACTGCCATGATTAAAACTGTCTTGAGCAGAGGGTGTGCCGGATGAACCATCAATGTTTGTCCAAGCCTTCGCACTACCCTGTGCAACAACCGACGTAGCCACGCTGTTGTTCCCGCTGGCATCCTTCAGGGTGTTTACTCTCAGTTCACTAGCCATTAGCTAAAGTCCTCTGTCGGTGCGTCAGGCCAAGTTGGGTTATCTGGATTGGTCTGTCGTATTGTACGGATAGCCGCACGATAAGTTACAAACGATGCCTTACAAGAATCTGTCAAGCCGCTGTCGGGTAGCTGTGTCCAGTCTGTTGCTTTTAGAATAGCTTCTGCTGTATGAATTGCCTGAGTAAGACTGTTAGGCAAGTACGGTGCAGATATGTTTTTATAATTACTCATCTTTTTATCCTATCAAGTACATAAAGGCGTAAGTATGATTGTACCCATTATAAACTGTTCTATTTCCACCAGAACCGTTTCTAATGCTTACATAATCTCCTGCTGTTAAATTTAACACATGATTTAACTGAATTGACCTAGACGCCGCATCGCCAGACTGAGCAAGTCCAGCTATTGTTGTAGTAGGATTAAAATTACCATTAACAGCGAGTTGTAATCTAATTGTTGTATTGCTATCATTTGCATAAACAGAGGCTTGAAATTGATATAGTCCAGTAATAGGAACAGTAAATTGTGTATTACTTACAAGTGACATTCCACCTTGTGCAAACTCTCCAAAACCTACACCGCTAGTAGCAAAAGTTATATCCGCATTATTTCCATAAACAACATCACTATTAACATTGCCTTGTGCCAATAATACTGGTCTAGCTGGTGTAAGAATACGCCCACTGCTATCAATCGTCATAGCCGCAGTGCTGTTAGTATGTGATATGTTTTCTACTTTTAATACACTAGCCATTATGCGAGGTCTCCGTGAATTACTGCATATGTTTCTTTGTCAGTATCTGAACCACTATCGCCTATTCTTAGTTTTGCTGAAAAAGAACCAGCCGCTTGGGTGTGCATAAAAACGTCAAAGTTATTATTGGCGGTATTCAGTCCGTCAGTTATCCCTGCGTAATTTGTACTATCCATACTATTAGATAAAGAAAAGGTATAATCACCAGTTCCATTATCTGTTGAAGAACTGGTATTAAAAGAAGCATTGTATGATGCCCCGCTTCCGTCAAAATCTACCCACGCCTTCGCAGCGTGTTGCTTCGTCAGCCCTACCGGCCCTGTACCCGCCTTGTCAGCAATCGTGTCTACATTCAAAACGCTGGTCATACGATACTCCAATATCCGTTAACAGTGACGGTGGTGCTGGTGTCAATCGTAATCGGCCCAGCTGACAAGCCACTATTCGTTGCATCGATCGTCAGGCTTGCAACCACAGTCTGTTCGTTCTGTCGGATAATGCTCTCATAGCTGGTCTGACGCCCATCTTTGCCAATGAAACGATCCTTGCTCATCAGGTAATCTCCATGATGCTCATGGTGACCGAAACCTTGTCAGCGACTGAGCAATCTATTTGCACTTTGTCCGTGGTTTCCAGAACCAGCTTGCCGCCGAGCGGCACCTCCATTGACGCGCCGACAGGTATCGGCATGGACTTGATAAGGAAAGTGGTGGTGTTTGTTGCCGCTCTGCCACCGCCGGATGTATCGCTAACCAGCTTCACCGATGCGGTGACTTGCGCAGTGTGAATGTTTGCAATCAACAATCCGATCACGACTGTCGTGGTCGATCCTGGCGTTGTGTACAAATCCTCTGGTGTGCCAGCACTCGCTGGCATCACGTCGTGCGATACTACTTTGAAAGTGTTGGCCATGTTTGTCCCTTTATCCCAGCGCTATTGCTAAAGCTGTCGCATCGGCCTGCGCTGTGGCCTGTGTGACTGCGCCGATATCTGACAGAACTTCCGATGCAGACCGGCCCTCAATCGCAGTGCCATCAACCCGCAGGAAATCATTATCGGCCACGCCGCTTGTAAACTTTGGCACGTTGTTGTTTGAGATGCCTGTGTCTAGCGTGGCTGTCGCTGTAATGGCTGTGCCGTTCAGCGTCATGGCATCGGCTTCAAGAGTGCCGTCAATGTCTGCATCGCCACTAATGTCCAGCGAACCAGCATCTAACTCGCCTGTCAGCGTCACGTTGCGGAAGCT